ACATCACCTTCTTGAGCAGTTAAGGCTAACTGAGCAGACTGACTACTAGCTACTTGTACTGTTGTCAAAGCCACTGGATCTGCTGCAATCGTACCATTAGATGCAATAGTAATTCCTGTTCCTGCTGTAAGTGCTGCCACTACATTAGTAGAATCAGTCACATCAGCACTTGCCTCAACAGCATTTAACTTAGTGTGGTCTGCATCCGTGAACACATTGCTATCGCTTGCAGCTTCAACTGCGGTTCGTATCTCAGCATCAGTTTGGTCTGCTGTTGCAGATGCTTCTATTGCATTAAGTTTAGTGTGGTCTGCATCAGTAAAAACATTACTGTCAGTCGCAGCCTCTACCGCTGTTCTTATTTCTGCATTTGATTGATCAGCTGTGGCATTAGCCTCAATACCTGCAAGTTTTGTACTAGCGGAACCTGGGTAAGATATCTTAGCAGTGTTAGCTGTTACAACAGAACTACTTGTAACCATGTTAATAATCTTAGTACCAGTAACAGACTTTGTAGTATTACCACCTTCAGTAATTTCTACAAGATCAGAGGCTACCATGTTTCCTGTTTTAAGGGTCAGGTCCGAGAGTTTAGTATCAGTCATAGACTAATCCTTAAGCTAGTGTGAATAAGTTAGAACCCCAAGTAATAGAGATAAGTCCTGTTGTGCCATTGGCTCCAGTAGTATCTACCTCAACCCAGCCTAGTGCTTGAGCAGACTTTGATGTATTGTATACTAAGGCAGCATATACATTTGTAGGATTACTTGCATGCTTAACCATTGAGATGTTAGATGTAAAGTCAACAGTTGCTGTGCCACCTGACTCAACAGTAGTAGCAGCAGTCATTGCAAAGCCACCCGATGAGTAGTTACCACCTGCTGTGCATTCAGTATAGTCACTGAGTGTTGGACTAGCCTGGGCTACAACTGGTGTTGAGGTTATGAAAGCCACCTTGAAGTTGTCTGTATCAAAGTCGTGAACACCCTTAAGCATTGCCAGCTTTGCCTTATTAAATATTGTGAAGTCACCTTGTGCCATATTCTTTATTCCTTTTAGTAGCCAAACACTGGGTCAGCTGGTTGTGGTCTGTTAGTCTTAATGTTATCCATAGCAGCATAACGTCTACGGGTATTTGTCTTGTGGCTTCGGATCCCATACTGTAGTGCATCATAGGCATGGTCCTCCGCATTCTTCTTATAAACTATTTCAGAATCATTAGGATCTGTCAATAGTGCAGGTAGTGTCCTTACAAGATCAGTACAGTTATCAAAGATAAAGAGAGAGGGTGCAGTCTCCTTTTCTCCATTTGATAATTCCCTACCTGTTTCCTTTAAGGCTAACATACGATGTACTGCAAGTTTACCTTCTTTCCTGGAGCCTGGTGATCGGTCTGCCTTCTTAAACTTGACAAGACGATTACGTCCCAGTATTTTATTAATTACTTCAAGGGAGTCCTTAGCTCTGGATCCCCTACTTGTACTAACAGAACCATCTATAACAGCATGACCACAGTATATCTTTTCTTCTTTCTCAGTTGCAGCTATTGTCTCAGCCCAGGTATCGTCATACACTCCCTGATCGTACCACTCCTTAAAGATATACATGTTCTCATCAAAGTCAGTGGCAATCCATAACACACAGAAGGGAGATGAGAAACCCCAGTCTGCTGCCCTGAATGTATACCAATTATCAGGAATAGGGAAGGGAGGAATGACATGTATACTTCTGTCAAACTCTGGGAATGCTCCTGCATCAATGACATCCCAGTTACCCTCAAGCATTTGCTTACGCTTTACAGCAGGTAGTAGGGCCAGTGCAGCCAGGTAGTTATCATCCTGAACAAGGTATGGGTTATCATATACTGTTGCAGGTATGTACTTGAATGACTTCCTAACTATTCTCTTCTGATTATTACGGGGATCTGTAATCTCCGCTTCTTTAAAAAACCTTGCATTAGGGGCAGCAGGATCAATGAACTCTCTCTTAACCCATCCAGAACCTATGTTACCTGGGTTCCCTGTACACCTCATCTGTGTTGGGATGTGTGAGTCTACACTACGTAAGCATGACATTAGGGCATCAAAGGGCCCCCTGTGTGCATACTGTGGAAGCTCATCAATACCAACCCAGTGGAATGACTGTCCCCTGTAACGCTCTGCATCCTCCTCAGTCTCACAGTAACCAAACTCAAGGGTGGCTCCATTTGGGAACTCCCAAGTCTTTTCTGTCTTAAGGTACTTGGCACCTGGGAATACCCTGGGGTACAGCAGCTGAGTATGTCTTATCATATCTCTGAGTTCAGGCATTGTACGTCTTAGTATTAGTGACCTGAAGGTTGGGAACACACAGTACCTTAGGGGGTCTGCGATTAGGGCGTAGGACTTACCACCACCCTTTGCCCCACCATAGAAGACAACATCCTCTGTACTGGCAAGGAAGTTTGTCTGTGGTCCTTTATTAGGCTCAAAGATAATCTCCTGTGCCTGTTCAGCTATAACCTCTAGGGCTGCCTCTTCCTCAATAAACTCTTTAACAATGGTATCTGGTATTAGTTTTTTAACAGTATCATTGCTTGCTTCTTTTAGTAGACCCTTCAATTGATTCTTATTACGTGTGAGGATCTTATTAGCCTCTTGTATATTGTGGGTCTTCTTTATTACTTCCTTCTCTTCTAGAGATTTACCTCTGAGTAGGGCACTTCTTTTAGCTCTTCCATTTCTCTGGGGTTTAGCCTTTGGCTTTGAGAAAGGATAGTATAGAGTTCCATCACCATACTCTTTAGAACTGCTAGTCCATTCTGTAATCTCTGTTGGCCTGACATTTTCCCACCCCTGATAAAGTTTATTGTCTCTCTTAATTCTCTTTAGGAAACCCTGGTGTGATATACTTGTTCCAGTATGTTCTGTTAACCAGTCAGTACAGTCACGGGTTGATAGTCCATTAGCGAGTAAATCCTTTGCAACCTCTAAGGCATCCAGTGTCTCAGGGGTGGGGATCCACATCTCATTAGTACGAGTGTACCCATAGGGTGGAGTACCGTTGTGTGTTGGTACAAGTAGGGGCCACTTGAACTTTAATAGTTTGTCTGTTACTTTAGATGGCATCTGGTTTTTTACTTTTTGTATCAGAAGACTTTAATGCAGCATCAGTGGCAGCACCTAGAGCAGCTCCACCTCCAACAACACCGTATAGGAAATCTTTATCTACTCCACGAGGTCTTTTACCATAGACTACATTTTTAGCCAACACAAGTGGACCAACCTGGATTACTTCATCTGCACTAACTACTGGTAGTAAATTCGCACCAGACCTGTTATAAAAATAACTATGCCGTTCAGGGTCAAATCCTATTTGAGTCCACTCAGAATCATCAAAAAATTTCTGCATGTCTTTATAATTTTTATCATTAGAAGTAGTCTTCCACTTGCCCTTCATTACAGCAGCAGGGGTTTTACTCTGCTTTCCTGTTGCAACCTTCAACATTGTCGTTTGCTTTGAATCAAATGTTACATTAGTCATACGTGCTGTAGAAGTATGGAAGGTTCCCTTTTCACCAGTCTTCTTAATAGTAGGAATCCATGCCCTGTCTTCAAGAATCTTTTTTAAGTATGCTGGAATATCTAGACGAACATCAACATCAGTCCCTTCCTTTATTTCAGTCTGGCTCTTTAAAAGCTTTTCCTTCTTTTCTACAGATAGAGCCTTCTTCATTTGCTTCATTGTTTCAGGTTTTGGAATGTTCTCTTTTGTATAAGGGTATACTGTCTTGTAACTCTTAATAAGTTCTTGTCTATCTGATAAGAGTTTGTCTCTCTCACTTATATTTTTTATACTAGATGGATCTTCTTTAAGAGCTTGTAAGTTTTTTTGAATAGACTGTGCATTTTCTTCTAAGACTTTTACACCATTAACTGTAACCTTTTCCCCTGCTTTCATTTTATAATCCTTAGACATCCTTGGGTCTAAAGAGTAAGGACTGAGAATACCTTCTTGTAATTCTTCTGAACCCCTAAGGTACTTAACCTCAACTGGTATAGTTTTCCTATTACTTTCAATACCTTCAATTATCCTATGGTTACCCTCAACCACAAACGGAGTACCATCTTCTCTGACGTGAATAAGTATTGGGGATTCTTGATACCCTTTTTCAGCAATTGATTTCCGTAAATTATTTATTTTATATTCTTGTGGCCTATAAAGTTCTTCACCTGCAGCACCCTTGATGTCTTTTAACATCTTTGGATCAAGCTGTAAATATTTGTCGTAGTAGCCTGTCACACCTTCACTTGTACCTAAGGTTGAACTGTATGTATTAGGTCTTGCAGTTTTACGACTTTCTTCAGCATACTCTAGTTTACCCTTTAGCCAATCCCCACCTGGGTTGTCTGTTCTTAGAGGATTTCTTGAAAGTCTTTCTGCAGGTAACTCTGACTTAGCCTTTGCTGGAACACCACCAAGCTGTGCTCTAACTCTCTGGGTCAGGTTGGGGGTAGCTGAGTCAACTACGTTACTGGCTCCCTTAGCAAGTGCTGTCTTTATTAATGAACCAAATAAACTCATTAGTACTCGTCCTGGTCTATATCTTTAGGAGGTAGGATGAATAGGGAATTGATTACTTCACCCTCATGCTTGACACGCTCAATCTTACCTAGCCCCATTCTATCTAGGAACTCGGTGGCAACCTTTACCTTCTCACGGGTGCCAGGCTGGGTAGGATCATGTAGGGCATCCTCCAGTGCTGCCAGAGCAGCTGGACCGTTGAAGGCAATCAAGTTCTCTGTGCGATCGGCAAGCTCTTTACGGAACTTTGCAGACTT